GTCCAAACACCCCCACCATCCTTATATGCTTTTAAACAAACACCCTCAACATCTTCTAGAAACTCTAGTCCATTATCAGAAGTATTCATTTTTGATCCACATTCTGTTTAAAAGTATTTTTCAAATCCATAACCTCTGTGTTACCACGAGTGTATCCCTTAGAGGGTACAGCACGATCTAACGGACTTTGGTTGTAAGCTTTAACTAGATTTTTACCTAGGCTTTGAGCATCACCCCCCAATTTTACATACTTATCAAATAGTTCTTGATAAGCAATAGTATTTTGTTTACCATCTAGAGAAAGTCTCTCCAGACGATTCAAAATATCTTTCTTTTGAGTGTTCTGTGCTTGTTGTAACAGTCGTGCTTCAAAAGCACTAGATGATTCTCTAGTTTCTCTTAACGGAGAAAACCCTAAACTCTTAATAATATTTCTATCGAAGGATTGATCGGCAGGAATTTGGGTTCTAACATTAACTCCATCTTTACTAGGTGAATACACAGTATTTCCTTTAGTATTGAAGTATAAATCAGCAACACCTTGAGCTACCCCTTGTGGGAGAATAGCTTTAGCCAATTGTCCTTTATCAAGAGAGGTTAGGTCACCTTCCTTGAGTAAAGTTTTAGCAGCTCTAGTAGACTCTACTCCAACGTCAATGATCTTTCCAGCAATAGGATTAACTGCGGCCAGCATATCCATAATACCAGTAGACTTCATATCAGGAGCAAATCTAGACGAAGACACAGTAGAACTTAAATCAGCGCCTGCCCATGCAGAAGGTAATCCATAAGTTACAAAATCAGTAAAGGTTTTGTTCCCTTGCATTTCCAAAAGCATTCTTTTAAGGCTAAGCTTTCCATCAGAAACAATCTTAAGAAATTTATCCGCATCATCAAAAGCGTACATACCTGTAGCACCAGCAACAGTTACCTTCATGATTAAAGACATTGCCATAGGAGCAAAAGCTTTATTTTGAAGAGCCTCTTTAGTGTATAAAGCAAGTTGACCGTAATCGTTATGCTTAAAGGTTTGTAGACCAGATGCTAAATTACCAAACAATCCAAGGTTATGGTAAATCATTGCTCGTTCACCGGGACGATAATTTACCAAAGCTACGTCAGTTAAGTTGGCGGCAGTCTTGTACACAATGTCTCTAGGAATAGATTCACCATCTACTTTAACTGTTCTAAGAGCATTTGCTAATGTCATATAAACAATAGCTCTACCACGCTCTTCAAACTTAACCACCATATCCTCACCTGTCACCTTTGTAAAGAATCCTTTGGTATGTTCCGAAAGATTTTCAAAGTCAGACTCAATCAAACCATTCTTTTTAGCATAATCAAAAGCTTCTCTATTAAAAGAATTTAAATTCTCTTTAGAAGGAGTTAAAAAGATTTCTGCTGATCTAGCCATAGCTAGAGAAAGGTTTGCTTCTGGAAATCTAGCTTTTACAAAAGAAAGCATAGGAGCGATAGCAGTGTAAGGCTGAATAAACTGAGAGTATAGGAATTTAGGATTAACCCAATTCAACATACTTCTAGTGATAAGGTTTTTTGCTCCTTGAATGTCTTGACGAACACCAGCAGCTCCCTTCTCACCAAACCCCAATTTGTTGCTAATGTAGGAATACATTTCAGTAATTCCTTCATCTACCTTAGATGCTTTATTTATAGCTTCTTGACCATTTAAGTTTAACTTAATGTAGTCGTCCACATATCGCATAAGAGTAGGATTAGCCGAACGTAGTTTGGAGTTGTTAGTTACTTTCTGAATATCAGTATTAAGTGCTTGAAACTCTACCCATTTAGCTGCTTGGTTGATATAAAGTTCCAATGCCTTTGACATTTTATTAATGTCTAGCTGTCCCTCTTTATCTAAATAGGCTCCTTCAATCCCTTTCTTTTGGTTAAAGTGCCTATCAAAACCACCCTTTTTGTAGAACTGTTCTTTAGAATATTGTTCTATTAAAGCAGAAATTTTAGCAGCTTCTTCTCCTTCGGCCATATTCTTTAGAATATCCATACCATCGTAGACACTGGTATCGTTTCGACGAGTTTTACGTTGCTCTATTTCTCCGTATTTGTACTTAGGATTTTCAATTTTTAAACGGTCTACTAAAAGTTTTAAGTCTTGCTTATTATTTGAATCTACTAGTTTAACCAAGTCCCCATCTTTGTTTAAAATTTTAATGTAAAAATCCCCTCTCCAACGAGAAGGAAAATATCCGGGTCTAGGTTGTAATGCTTCCATTCCAGCCGCGACACGAGTATCATTAATCTTTTTAAACCAGTCTTGAAAGACTCGCTGAGTCTCTAGATAAAACCCACGTTGTTGTTCACTAAAACCAAGTTCTCTAAGTTCAGCATCAGTAAGGTAACGTTTACCTTCATTCTGTTGCATTACTTCCATGATTTGACGAGCATCTGTTTTAGGCATTTCATGGAAACGCTTTGACAGATTAAGTGTCCAATCACGGTATACAGCAGCAGAAGAAAGTCTTTCTGCACCATTAAAGCGATCTGCTAAAGCACGAAGTAATGGATTGTTTTTCAACAACCCCAACATCTGTCCACCGCCCACTAATTTCTTTGTAACACCAGTTACAGAGTTTTGAGTATCTGAAAGAGTTTTTTGGATTGCGTCTTCAATACGTTGATTAGAAATATCAAGAATACCTCTATCACCAAATTTACTTAGAAACTCACTAGAAAGATTATCTTTCTTTTTGAGTTCTGTAAGAACTAACTGTTCCTTTTCTTGAGGAGTAATGTCTTTAAGTTCTTTAGGAAGAGTGTTTCCTAAAACATCTGTCCAGAGTTCATTTGCTTTATGTAAGTATTCAGGAGGAAGTCTATTAGAAAAATCTTCAAAAGATTGGAATAAAGGTTTACCACGGCTTTCCATTTCTTGTTGAATAGCAGACAAAGCTTCTTTCATCGTAGCTTTGTAATTATCAGCAAAAGTTTTAGTTGCCGTAACAGTGTCTTTAGCTTGAACTAATTCTGGTTCTGGAGAAATCTTTTTGAATTGTGCATTAAACAACTCAGGAAAATCTTCTTCTAACCTACTTAAAGTCCTAGCAGCACGTTCTTGATCTGCCTTGGTAAGATTAGCAGCATTTTCTTCAATGCTCTTTTTTACTTCTCCTAGAACTTCTTGGTAGTCTTGTTTGTCTTGAATCCATTTCTGAAACTCTTCTTGTGTCTTTTTGGATACTTTAGGAGAAAGTTTGTTAGGAGCAGCATTCCAAAGTTCTGTCAACTTTGCATTTGCCTCTTCTACTTTACTCTTTAAATCATCAGCTAAAGAACGAGCACCAGTTTCGTCAGACTTAAACTCACTTTCTCTACCAGCAATCTGATTACCAATTCTTTCAAAAAACGAAGCAACTCGTTTTTCAAACATTCCTTGATAGCCTTCTTCCAATCGTTCTTGAGCAGTCTTAGTTTTGATTAGTCCCTCTGGAGCAATATCTAAATGCTGACGAGTAGCTTCTTCATTTACAAGAGCTTCCCGAACACTTTGCTCTGCCAGCATATGTTGTGTAACAAGTTCCCCAATAAAAGCTTCTTTATCAGTGTCTTTGATTTTGTCTAAGTTTTCAGGACGGATAACATCTTGTAAAACATTTCTTCCAACTTGAGGAGAAGTAGATTTAATCTTAATTCCAAAGAGAGCCCCAATTGCTGCATCAACCGCACGGTTACTTAAATCAGTGGGATTAAATTGTTTGGCTTGCTCTTCATATCCAGCGCGTTGTAATGCTATTTGAGAAGCTGAATCAGCAATACCACCAGCAATAGCATTTGCAGCAGCACCTGCAGGAATGGAGTACAGATTTTTAGCCAGTACCCCAATAGAAGGAACTGTACCAAATACCATGTTGGCTCCTGCTTGAACAGCAGCAACTTTTCCTGCCGTAGAAGCATCTACCCCCTGATTAACTAAATCAGCACCAGTAGGAATAGCCTGCATACCGGCAGTGGCTGCAAGTAGAGGGGCACCCCCTAGCATAGAAGCTGCTACAACAGGTACAGTACTACCAATCCCACTTACAATCTTACCAGCTAATCCTTGTTCACCACTAGGAGCAGTGTCTTTAAGTAATTGTTGATAATCAGCATCAGATTGGCTATAAATTTTATCCGCAGAATCAATATTACCAAAAGCAGTTGCTAAACCACCAGCAGCAATATCTAAACCACGGCGAACAGAACCAACCCCTCTTTGAAGACCTTTGGTTAAGTCTTCTGCAAAAGAAGTTGTTTTAGGCTGACCTTTTAATTGGTCTTTGTACTTGTACAGTACTTCTACCTGTGGGTCAGATAAAGCGTCAACTCCCTTTGTTTTAAAAGTGTATAAAGCATCTGCTTCATCATCAGATAGATTGTCAATCCAATCAGCCATAAAAGTCCTTATTTAAGTAATTCTCTAAGTGCTGCCCGTTTATCTGAAACACTTAAAGTAGGTAACGCTCCACCAGAGTTTTGAGGAGGAGTAATCGGAACTACAGGAGTCATTTGCCCTCTTGCATCAGGTTTACCAGCCGTAGCTTTATTTTGCATTACTTGTGTTGCATAGTTAGCTAATGCTGCAGCTTGCTGTTCTTCTGGAAGCTTTTTGATTTGTTCAATCATAGCCGCATCTATTGTAGTGGGTGCTTTAGGTGTTTTTACACTTACTCCAGAACCCTTCATTGCTGCACGTTTATTAGCTCCTTCTTGTTTTACTGCTTCAACAGCTTTCTTTGCATTAGCTGCTATTTGAGCTGCTTTTTCTTGTCTAGTTTCATAGGCACTAGAAAAGGCATCAAACAAAGTTTTAACTGTTTCCGAAGGATTAGAACTAGAAGCAATCCCTTTAAAAAATGGATGGTCTTGCCCTATTTGATGATCTGTTAAAATTTGAGCGATTGCTTGTTTTGCTACATCAGGAGGAAGATTTTTAGATACTTCTGCGGCTATTTGAAGCATTGGAATAGCTTTCTTTAATTGACCATCAGTAATATCTTGAGATTCAATTAAAGCTTTTGTGTAACTATTTTGTGCCTCAATAGGTTGTCTAATAAGAGAATCTGAGGCCTGTGAAGCCGCTAAACGATTCTTATATAGGGTAGCCTCTCTACTAGCCGCTTGAGCTTTTACAGCTTGATCTATAGCCTCTGGAGAGGCATCAGCACCATATAAAGCATTCTTGGCTTTAATTTGATCTAACAACCCCGGTTGAGAAGCAACAAGTTGGTCTAGTTCCAATTGATTCTTTTGTCTAGCAATATCCGCAAGATTATTATTCTTAGGAATATTTTCCAGCATATTATTAAACTGAATACCGGAAACCAACCCTTGTAGACCGGGGTTTGGGTTTTGTACGTTTGTTGCGTAATCCATATTACTTCCAAAGATCAGTTAAAGTCTTTAATCCAGTGGCAATACCAGCAGCAGTACCAATAGGATTAGTGTAATTGGTTTGCACTTGGTTTGTACCATAGTTTCCAATAACACTAGGAGAAGCCCCACCAGTAGAATATGCTTTTAAAAGGTTTGACTTGTAACTAGTACCCCAATCTGCCATTGCTCTTGTAAGAGCTGCTTGACGATTAATTGGGTTACTTACTCTACCACCAACAGCGTCTTCTCTCAATAGTTTGTTATACACAGAATCCATTACATTATTGTAATCAGGAGTTTTAGTTACATCTAGATTAGTGTATGCGTCAATAGCTTTTTGTCGATTTGCATTCTCATTATTAATGTAATTAGAAATCAAACTATTACGTTGGTCATTGGCTGCTTGTTGTCTATTTGCATTAGACCTATTTTCAAGTAATTGAAGGCCTTGAACACCTAAACCTGCATACTTAGCAAAATTAGGATTATTTACTAAAGAACTAAGGCCAGTACCACTAGTAGAACTAGGAACAACACCAGACCCCATAGAAGGTGCAGCAGCATTTCCTATTGTACCAGTATCCATACCTAGATCAGCACCCCAACCGGCTTCCCCAATAGAAGGAACAGACGGAGCTACACCTGCGCTGCCAGCACCAGCGGCACCTAAAGCACCACCAATACCTTGAGCACCTAGGTAAGTTCCACCAATCATCATACCAATGTTAGCCAAATCTCCTAAAGCACTTCCACCAGAAGTATCTACTACTTGTCCTGTGTATGGATGCAAGTATTGCCCTTGAGCATTTTTCCAATTAGTAACTAGATTGCCATCTTGGTCAGTATAGGAATTACTTGTTACACCGGGAGAAGACTGCCAGCTAAGGTCTGCTTGCGGGCCACCGGGAGTACCATATCCACCAGTATATCCAGCATCCCCTTGTTGATAAAATTGAGCTACTGTAGGATGTGCTAAAAAATCCCATCCATCCATTGTGTCTGCCATAAATATCCTTTGATTATGCTGCTGTGTACAGCCCGGTTAAAACAATCGTATTGCTTGTTGGACCCCACGAAGGAGGATACATTTTCTGTGTACTGGAACTTAGAGTAGCTCCCCCAATATAGATATTAGCTGTGGAATCTGACACGCTACCAGCATCTATAAACGCTGCTGTAATAGGAAGATTCATTGTAGTAACACCAGCGTTTGATTGAGAAGTACCACCACCAGAGGTAGTAATAGTTACATAAAACTTTACAATAGAGCCCACTCTATAGTACCAACCTTTAGTAGTAACACTTCCAGCAGTGGTTAAATTAGTAAATACTGGAGTAAATACTTGGGGTTCCCCTGCTAAATAATCATTTACAAAACGACTAAAGGCACTATACCATTGTGCCCAAATAGAAGGTTCTGCCCCCATAGGGGGCGGGAGTAATATTTTTGCAGACATTATTCAGTTCCAGTAATTACAGATACAGACACTTCTTTAATAAATACTCGTGTTGCATTTGTAGTAGAACCACTAAAGCTGATACTAAGTTTAGGATTCATCCAAGAACCTAATTTTCTAGTGTAAAAATAAGAGTATCTTGGGCTATAACTTAAAGTTCTAGTGATTGTTCTAGTTGTAGAATCCCCATCTACAAGACTAATGTTATAAGTGATATTAGTAGTTGGGGCTGCATACCCATTGTAAGAAGTATCTGGAACAAGGTCAATCTCCTTAATTACTTTGAGTTTTTGCTCACCTAAATCAATATTAGTGTGGCTTACAGAAGTTGTAAAATAATTATTGCCTGTGGTAGTTTCGTCCCAACCACCTTGAGTAGTCAGTATATTAAATTTACGAAGGCGAATTCTAGATACCCCAGAGTCCACATAACCCATAATACCTGTTCTAGAAATACTTTGTACTCTACCTGCAAAGATAGCTCTAGTATAACTAAAATTAAATCCAGACCAAATATACCAAATATCTTCTGTAATATCGTATACCCACATAGAAGAGGTATCTTTAATAATACTGTAAAAGGCCTTATCAGCTACAGAAAATCCTTGAGCATATAGGTAAACAGAATTTAAAGTTCCTTGTACAGAAGCATTAAACCCAATACTAGAAATAGAGGATAGTTTAAATCCCTCTACTTTGTAAAACCCATCCCTAGTAGCAAAAAAGATTACATCATTGATAATCGCCACAGAACCACGAAGAATAGGACTGTCTGATGTAATTACATATTCTTTAGCAGGAGCTAAAGGACTTCCTGTTACTTGAGTAGTAGTATAAAAAAACTCAATACTATTTGTGCTTACAGCAACAAGATAGTTTTTAATTCTACCAAGAAAAATAGCAGTATCAGCAAACGACTCTGGAGTGATATAATCTGTAGAGAGTACTGTTTGGTATACTCCGGGGGTAGAATTATAAATTCTATTATCGGTGTTTAAATAAAAAGCATACCCATCTAATTCTGTTGTACCAACAAGTTTAACTCCGGGGTCAAAAGAAGTGTATGCCACAGTACTTAATGTAAGGGCTCCAATATCAATTTTAACCAAATACCCAGAACTACCTAAAGTAACATACACATATTGATTATCAAATGGATAATCTAAAAGATCAATAGATTCTACATTAGCCCCCGGAGCAGTAGTAGGAGTACTGCCTATATAAGTAATAGTGGCATCAGTTAAACTTAAAGAAGTACTAGAAGTTAGTATGTAATACCTAGCTATATTACCAGTATCTCTAGTAACAATAAGGGTAAGTTTTTGAACAGCAGAGCTAGTGCTCTGTGTTTTCTTTATATCTTGACAAAGTAAAATTAGTTCTGTAGAACTAACCCAAGGATTAATAGTACCTGTAAATAAACCAAGAGAAGGTCGTTGCGTCAAAGACTTAAACTCTTGTTTAAGAGTTTTGTTTTGATCTGAAACAACCATCCCATTAGTAATACTAGAAGACACACTATACATAGTCCCAACAGGATATGTAAATGTTCTTTCATATTGTTGGACTTGTTGTTGTGCCATTATCTATTTCTTAATTCTGGTTGAAAGTATAAAGAAGTACCTTCATTATTTGCATTTAAAGCCTCAGAGTAAATGAAATTAAAATCTTGTTTTAATGCCATTCTATCATTAGGATTTAAACTATATTCTGCCGCTAGTCGCACAGCTAACCCATACTTGATTGCTTCATGCCATTCAGAAGGAAAGTCTGGAATGTCCGAGGAAGTCAATAGGTCTTCTATAGGACGCTTGTACCACATAATTACAGACTTATTTGCAATTGTATCGGCACTAGGTCTAGGAAATGCTTGAAGAACACTAAAAGTATTGTAGTTGTACAACGTATATTGATTAGGCTCACCAGCAGCAGTTGCTGTTTGATTTAAAGATTGAAAATCTTTATTAGGGATCAGATTAACTTCATACTGTGTTCCATTAATATTATCCCTAGCAAACATATTATAGATTTGTAAAGGACGGCCAATTGGAACATATACATAATCAGTAGATTGTAAATCTGATTTGTAGTATGTTTGAAGAGTACTTAAACTAGGGGCGGATTCAGCAAAAACCCATCTTCCTGCTGTATTATGAGTTAAAGCATAAAATTTACGGGCAGACAATTGATCCCCAATTCCTTGCCAACCTTTAAGCATCAAATTCAAAGCATCTGCTGCTTCTGTAATTTGTCCGGCTGTAGGAGTCTCATCCTGAGCAAGTCCTTTAACTAGTCTTAATGCACCAGCAATAATGGTATCTCTAGTAGCAGTGTATGTTGAACTCATTTTTGTTTCCTTATAAAATCTACTAAAGCATTATGTCGTTTTGCACAGATAATATACTGGTCAGTAACTTCATCCAGTTTTAACCATACGCCACCAAAAGTACTTAAATCTCCATCTTTAGAAATTTTAACACATTCCGTAAGTAAATCTTCTTGTGGTTTACTGACTATCGAGTTTACGTTGGTACTGCTGCACGATGCCATCAGTAGACTTACAGTCAGTATAAACGTGATTAGTAAAAACCTCATGTTGAATTTCTTTCGTAATTGTCTTTGATTTAGACATATATGTGTTAATAGATTCTTCTACTAATTTAGATACGTCTGCAGCAATTTTATCATTATCTATTTTAGTGTCTAGTACTTGGGTAACTATATCCAGCTTTTCTTTAGTGTATTTATAATCAACTACACGATTAGTTACCCAAATAACACCTAAAGTGTATAGAATAAATGATACGAGAATTAGGCCATACTTAAGATTTAAGTTCATCTTTAATAGTTTCGTCTATAGGTTTTGCTCCGAGTTTATCTCTAAATGCAGCCAAACCTCCGAAACCTCCCCAAGACAATGCTCCCACTAAACCATGAATAGCAATAGCATTTACCCCGTTTTGGATATAACTTGCCACCAATTGTACAGCAGCATCCCCAAACAAAAAAGAACATCCAAGAGCAACGGCTCCTTGATAGAACATTTCTTTTCTAGTTTTCGGTGGTCTAAAAATAGCCATCAAAAAGGCTCCTGTAAGAGCCGAACCCAACGTAAAAAGCTTACCAATTCCAAAAGTATAGGCAGCAAATCCTGCACTACCTGATTCAAATGCTGCCATAAGATGCTCCATTTACAATTACAATTTCCCCTGTTAAAATAGGAAATCCATTATTATCTGCATTTACTATCTGCCCCTTTTCTATACCACGAAGGATAGTTTGATATAGTTCATTAGAAATTTGAACAGCGTCTTGGGGAAGATTAGTATTAATCTCAGGGTCATAAAACCCTTTTGTAGTTTTAGAAAAATAAATCATTTTCCTACCATTTCGTAAGTTCCAGAAACAGATGTAGAAGCCCCAACTCCATAAGTAAAAGTAGCAGAACTTAATCCCCTACTACCAGAAGTTGAGTACATAGGACTACTTGGAGGTCCTGTATTAAAATCATGCCATTGGCAAGAAACATGATAAATGGCAGTTGGAAAAGTAATTGGATAAGTTACTGATGCAGAACCACCAGAACCAGTAAAAGTACCCCAAATTCTAATTAAACCATTAGGAAGTTTCTGATATCCAGAAGTAGCTAAATTACTTTGAAACTCATTTGTAAACATTGCTGTAGTAGCAACTAAAGTAGACCTATCTCCTGTAGCGGGAGTAGTTGCCGTAGCTGCCCCTAATGCCGGAGCATTTAATGAGGTAATATCTGTATTAGTTCCAGAAGCTGCCGCAGCAATAGTTGTTCTAGCATTAGCAGCACTAGAAGCTATAAACAAAGCATCCCCTACTGTGGTAGAACCCAAGGCAGTACGCCCTGCTGCTGCATTAATAGCTGTTAAAACACTTTGCCCTACTGTAGTAGCACCTAATGCAGTAAGAGCTTGTGTAGGCGTTGTAGCCCCATTAAATAGAGTATTTACAAATACGTCTACTTGATTTAACCATGTAGAAAGTACTTTACTAGTACCATCCACAAAATTTGATAAAGCCGCCATTATCTATATCCTTGATCTAATCCTGCTACCATACAACCAGCAGTCCCTACTCCTGCCACAGCCTGCCTAGTAATAAAAGTACAAGAAGCTGGAATAATGATATCAGCGTTAACCCAATTAGTTACATTTCGTTCTATAACAGTATATTTTTGAAATGCTTCTGGTTTAGGTTCCCAACATTTTGCACAAACTTTATAGTTATCCCATCGCCTTTGTAATTGAGAATACTTAAATTGCCTATTACAAGATTGACAAATAGCATTCCAATCCCCATTTATCCATTTAGTATGTCTCATGGTAAATGCACCGGAAGTTCTGGTTTTTCTTTAAGAGCAACTAAATCAGCAAGAGAATATAAAGAGAGTCCTTTAGAAATTTCTTCTTTAGAAATTCCTCTAAAATCCTCTACTACACAGATAAAATGTCCTAAAAGAGTAGGTTCTATTGTTGTATAAGTAGATGTTTGATTCTCGTCTGGAAGATTAAAAAGAGTGTTACAAGCATCCACAAAAGCAGATGCTTCTTGTAAAGTATTAAATAATACGTACATTATGGAGTACCCCATCTTTTTAAGTAGGCTCTAACTTGAGCATCTTCTGTGTCACTTAAAGGCCGATTGTAAACAATAATTTCTCCAATAGCAGCAGAACCATCAGGATTTGGATTAATAACAGAAATAGTTGCAGGAGAATTTAGTGCTTGATCTAAATCTCTTGTTAATTCTGTACCATCCTGACGTAAATGAGTTGCTGTAGCGCCATAAGTAGCCACACAAGAAAGTACATGCTTACCAGAAGCAGTTGCAGAAACTGAACGAACTCTACCTGTACCTGTAGGACTAAAAGCTAATAGTGTAGTACCTACCAAGCCAAAATACTGGTCTGCAATTGTATATTGAGACACACCAAACGTGGCTGAGCCTGTACCATACATATTTAAAGCCATGTAAATAGATACACCAGTACCAGTCACATTAAAAGAAGTTGCTGACATTGTTTTGGCAGCATCAAACTTTAAAGTAGTAAAAGCCAATCCAGAAGGATCACCGGGACTTAACACGTTAGGTTGAGAAACCCCTACCGCTTGTGTAAAATTACGACCATTTCCAGATAAATCATTGATTTGGGAAGCAGTTCCAGAAGCTTGTGTAATACTAGCAGCATTACTAGCATCCAACCAAAGGGATAATCCAGACAGTTGACTCGGCGTAAAAGAATTTGCGTTTGATTTTAGCTCTACACTAGAAGTAAGGTAGTTTAAAAAAACACTATTATTTGGAGAAACGGATACCCCTAGGTTGATTGGCATTTTAATGATTTCCTTGGAGGATAGTCAATGTGACGTTAGGAGAAGCTCCTGCAGTAACATTCAAACGAATCGCACGTACAGGAAAAGCATAGTTACCATCAGCATTAGCCGTAGCTGCAGCGACAGTAGGATGATTAAACGCTACAGGAGTAACTGTAGGGTCTAATACATTATCAAATGTATGTTGCACGGTATAAGTAGCCGTACCACTATTAATCTTTGCTCCAAATCCAATAGAAAAGGGAGCTTGTCTATAGTCCACTGGAATCCATTGGGAAGCGGCTATAGAACTTACAGTAATTGAAACGGGACGCATAAGGTTCCTTTAAATAAAAGCCAAAAAAAGGGGAAGCAAGTTCCCCTTTTCACATTACTGAACCACTAAACCAGTGGAAGTATTGTATTCACCCGGCCCAAGCCGTGTATATTCAATCACGATAGTCCAAGGCCCACCAGTGCTTGAAACTGTGCCGGACTCGGCATAACCTGCTGTAATAACAGTATCTGCTGTCAAAGCTTTACCACAATTTGTCAACGAAGTGGGTGTAATTTGACCTACACCAGCCGCACCAAGAACACTAACCCCATTAAGAAAGTAAGTGTTATTAGCAGCAGTACCCAGACTCAATGTAGCTGTAGTACCAGCATTACTGCCAGTGCTACCATTAATTGTGACATACAGAGGCATAGCCCCTTTAGGCATTGTTGCACGAACTGTAGAAATAGCTTCACCACGGGCAATATTAAAAACTAAACAATGCGTGTCCCGACGACCCGGTACACCCGTTGCAAGTTTTGGAATTTGTGCCATAATTAATTTCCTTTATAAAGATAGGTGGGTAGTGCGTTCAACTCTACCCGTTACATCTACCGCGATACCTAAAATTAATTAGACGCCCGGAGTACCGTAAACAGAACGCCAGTCAGTCCAACCGAAGCTGTAACGACCTTGCGCTTTAAATTTAGCCACATCCGAATCAAAATCATTGTCTTCCGCAAACGTATCAGCCATACGTTCAAAGTACTTCATACCATCAGGGGTATTTGTACGAATGAACCAAGCGGTAGCAGACGACAGATAGTGATTAACTGCAACACCCTTCGGGAAAAGACCCATACCCTTAAGGATATTGGCATCGTTATTGGCAGTACCAACACGTCCATCAGATTGCAGAATACGCTTAACTTCAAACTCAAGTTCCGGAGGAATAATGAGCGACTGAGGAATCACTTGAATCAACAGACCGCGATCATTCTTGAAACGCTGAATATCAATAAAAGCTTGTTCCAATGCAGCTTCCGACACGTTAATGTCAGTAGCAGGACGATTCGATTGCGTACCACCCATCACATTAGGATGAGCCGTATTAATCATCGAAACACCATCACCACCAACATACGAAGAGTTGAAAGCACGGTTGTAAACGTTAGCGCCTACCGTTTCTTTGGTCTGACGCATAGAATAGGCCAGTGCGCGAGCACGTTGGCGACCCACTACGTCATACTGGTCATCATCCACCATTTCACGAGTAATCATGAATCCCAGACCATACTTCACGTGCGTGTAGCGAGTCAAGAACCCTTGAGTCATCGTATCATAGTTGATAGACTGACCTTCACCAAAAGTCTGAGCCAGACCCAGACCAGAAACACCCATATCCTCTTCAAAAGCTTTACGAGAGCTATAGGTATCAAACAAAGCCGTATATTCTACGGGGTACTCTTTATAAGCATCACCATACCAAGCGTTAACGCCGGGCATGAGTGCTTTGGAAAAGCTACCAGTATTAATTGTACTAGACATTAGTTATCTCCTTACAGGCCAGTGGAATTCTTCAAATCAGACGTGTTAAGCAACACATCCCATTTGGCATACTGACCAATTTCATTACCAATCCGCTGGCTGTAGCGATACAGTCGCAGAGGCAAAGTGGCAGTCGTAGCAGAAGCTGCGTTAGCCAGAGTGCTTTGAGAAACACCCACGTTAACGTTACCAGCCACTACAGCAATATCCATATTCTTACCAATGTCAGATACAGACTTTGTAGAAGAAGCGTGTTCTTCAATTTCAAAAACCACATTGGGATCAACCACCACCAAAGCGTAACGCTCAGTCGAAGCCACACGATACTTACGCATCAAAGTAGCAAACGCATTTTGGTTAAACTCAGGTTCCGGCAGGAAACCAATAACTACCCCACGAGCATTCGTCTGACCTGCAGCATACTGCTTAATTGCCGGAAGACCCGGAAATTGTGCAGTAGATGCAGAACCACGATTTGTCGTGTCAAACTGTACCAAATCGCCCACATAAATAGCAGTGGCATCAGATGCGGATACGTAATGAAGCTCAGCTTCACCAGACCACGATGCACCACTAATAAAACGGACGGCCTTCAAGCCAGAAGGACGAGAAATATTAGGCATTAATTATCTCCAAATATTAAAGTTTTCTGGCTGTAAGTATAGATTACTTTCTTTCGATTGAAACTCCACCATACATCCCAGAATTTTTGTTAGCCTGTCGCATTAGTTGTTCGCGTTCAGCGACAGCATCTTGAAGTTCTTTTTGATCTTCTAAGTAGTATTCCATAGGAATTTGCATGAGGAAAGCAGTAACATTGTTACCGACTGCCTTACTAACTCTAGAACCCACTTGCGATGCCCGATTAGCGGTATCTTCACCAACAGACTTAACTTGTTCAACAAAAGAATAACCACTTCGCGTATATTTATGCACGTTATAGTCATTCACCCAACAGTAATGGAAATCAGGATTCAACTCCATATCCACTGTCAGAATATCCCGCAAGCCATTAATTGAAACTCGCTTAACGCGCTCTTCGCGCTTCTCTACATCTTTAAGTGTTCTTTCTCTCATTATTTTCTCCAATAGAAAAGAATTTGTCTATACCTGTATATCTGGTAAAATCTTGGGCAGCCTCTTTGCCATACTCTTGTTCAATTGTTGTTACATAGCTTTGAAGAGCTTTGGAACAAGCTAGAACTGTATCTTCATAAGGTGTGTTCCGACGATTCATAACATCGGAAACCCATTCGTAAAACTGCCGGTCACTCGAACTAAAATGACGGTAACCTTGAGCAGTTTGTTGTAATTCGTTAGGCAGCTTCTGTAGCAGACTCATTAATTACTCCTAAAATATCTGAATCATTCAAAAGAATGTAAATTCCTTCGGGGTCTGCGGGATTAAAAATTTGCTTTCCAGCATATTTTGCCCATACAACAGTATCCCCTACTTTAACCGAGTTACTCCATTGAAGATCAGGATGTTGTCCTGCTGTAGAGCCTAAAGAAACGATAGTTCCTTTGTCTTTAGCTCCAGCCTCCATTTTTTCATCGGCAGCCAGAATAATTCCAGATTTTGTTTTCTTTTCCAATGTACTTTTAACTAGTACACGGTATCCAATAGGAATAATCTCAAACATTAACGACTCTCCTTAATCATACGGAGATATTCGTCACGAGAGCTGACTACTTTGTTTCGCGCCATATCACTAGCAATTTTAAGTTCTAGTTCTGAAAATTCGGAATAATCCAAACGATCAGTCTTTTTATTTACACCATTACTAGTACGGGAATTACCTAAAACCTGTGGGGCAGGTTTACGATTAGGGTCTAATTCTTTAAACAGCTTTTTAGTTTTTGTTTCCACATAGTTTAACATATCTTGAAAACTAGTGTTAGGATTTTTGGCTTTAAACAACTGTCCCTGTTCATCAGCATATTCTTTTGCTTCCGGGTTTGTTTCATACCAAGCATTCTTACTAACAAACGACTTAAAAACGGTTTCAATATCTTCTGCAGAGTCAATCTCAGAAGTTACTTTAGACACATTTTCAACTTCTTTATTAAGTTGAATTTGAGTTTCATCAATCTCACGAGAGACTGCTTCAAACTCATCACGATCTGCATTTTCAACAGCAACTGCTTGTCGAGCTTTCAAATCTTTTAGTGCCTTATTGTAGGCAGTAATACTTACTGTTTTATGTAGTTCTGCAAAATGTTTAAGGGCATTTTCCAGTTGCTTTACCTTACGGTTTGCACCATGAATGGTATCAAGCAATTCCCCACGATCCAAAAATTCACGGGCATCACGCCATTCAGCGGGATCACCTTCAAATTGATCTTTTGGTTTCCAACCCTTTTCCAAAGCCTTTGCTTCATAAGGATTAACAGTTTCTTTTTGATCTGTATTTTGGGTTTCTGTCGGGTCTACATTAATATTAAGTTCTTCACTCATCGAATTCCTCGTCTGTATCAAGGTTAATTATTTCGGTGTAAGCTTGTATAAGGCCCACCAATCGTCTATCATGCAAAGGATATTCCCCTGCGTTAGAAGCCAAAATTTCTTTGGCCTCTTCACGTCTGCGCTTAAATACGTCAAGCACTTCCTGTGTTATTTCGTTGTGCATCCACTCGTGAATTTGCTGTTTGAGCATTAGTCATTGCCTCCAATACGGATACGATATGAGAAAGTTGATTTTTAGTGGCTTCAATTTCTAAAGCCATTGTGTCTCTCCAATGAGAAAAATCTTGATCTTCTTTTTGAAGAGCTAGTTTTGCTTGTTTTTCTTGCCCTTCTATTTGCAATTTAACCATTTCAGGAGAAGGTGCAGGAGGAGCAGTATTTAGCAATTTTTCAGGATCAGGTTGTTCTTGAGCTTCAACAATACGTCGAATAACTTCTTGTTTGTTTAAATCAGGGCCAGCAATTTGGAGCAACTGAATAAGTTGATCTGCTTTCATTGCTTTTACACTGATAGAAACTGCATTAGGATCAGCAGCAGGAACAATATCTTTGTAATCTACCATATTATAAGCGGTATCAAACTCAGGATTATCTAAAACTTCTGCAATATCTGTGCCATTAAGTTTATTAATAGTAAAGATTTTTTGAAATTCTTTATCCATTGCTCGATACACACGCTTATAAATAGCAGTAAATACTTTCATCCCTTGTTCAATAGTAGCCATTGTAGTTGTTGCAGGAGTATTTTGTCCGGGCATTTTCCCAACAAAAATCTCAGCAACAGAAGCCACTTCTTTACCAGATTGAACTAATTGACCTAACAATTGGAAAAGAACATTACTAGGTTCTTTGGTAGGTAATGGGAACAATCCTTTTTTAATATCATCTACAGTAGTAGAAACAGATTTCCATTCACCGGGAGAAAAGCGAGTTTCGCCTTGTTTAATCCGCAAGCCTTTAGATATAAAGCCCCCTTGCATATTAGCAAGAGTACCAGCATCAATTAATTGATTAATAACAGTGTTAATAGAATCATTAATAGGGCCAAGTAGTGCGCCAAATCCAATATCGTAAAAACCTCCATCTGGATTAGGAATAAACGAGTATTTTGTAAAATATTCTAAAGGTTTAATCTTTAGAATTTTATTTTTTGCATCTACTGTGATACCATCTTTAGCCCATCTAGAAACAATACGAACAACTTTTTTCAAGTTGTAATCTACCGTAATTACATAAGGCTCTTCATACCCATCTTCATCTAAATCAAGATAAGTATGTTGTTCTAAAAACTCATAAGGGGTAGAATTATCTAAATGGCCAGCTTCTGTAAGGTCTAAACGTTCCTTTTTTAACAGTTGAGGGTCACTATTATTCCAATCCAAATCCAAATAAAACCCTGCGTTTACATTTTCAAGAATTTCATTTTTAGTAATCGAAATAATTTCTGTTTTACGATAACAACGTTCTAAAGAACTAGACCAATAGTTAACTACTAAAGAGCTAGGAAGAATTAATTTACTACAAGGTTGCTTAGTATCTTCATCATAATACGTCTTTTTAAACGTAGTACCGACAATAGCCAAAAGCATTAGATTTTTATCTTGCTCTTCTTCCCAATCTTGCATTTCATTAAAGATTTGATAACTCATGTGTGTGGAAATAGCATCCACAAACTTCATTTTTTCTTCTTTAATGGGTAGTCCGACAGCCTTTGCTTTAACAATTCGTTGGTCAGAAGGTACTAATGTAGGGTAAGCTCTTGCAGAAAATTGCATTGCCGCTGTAGTAAGCAATGGAAATTTAATATTAGAGGCATTAGGCCAAGGAAAATTCTTCTTTTCTTGGATTTGAAGAGCTAGTTTTAAATAGTCTTCATGCTTATCTCTCCATTCTGTACAAGAATCAAGGTCTAATTCAAAACCATCTAAAACTTGTTTAGCAATAAAATCTAAATCAGAGTCTTCCAAACTCAAAGCAATATTTTTTTGGTAGATAAGGTCTTGTGTGGCTATCTTTGTCTTCATTTAGTATCCTGTAATTTCTGATCTACCAGAAGAGTAGTCCAAAGTTTCTAGATATTCTTCATAATCTTCCTCTTCTTCCACTTCTTTTTTGGAAGAACCTTCTTGAAGTTTATCAATAATCAAACCAATATAAGAAAGAGCATCTACTTGGTCATCGTGTTTTCCACGAGGAAACAATAAACATTCTTCTTCTAAATTAAAGTAATTGTCATCCCGTTTATCAAATTTAATCCCACCAGCTCGCATTCTAGCTTGTATAGAACGTGCTCTAGTTACTTTGTCAGAACTAGGAGAAATGGGAAGTAAATTTAAAAACGTATTTGTTTCTAACATTTGTTGACGTAAAAAAGGTCCAATTGCTTTTTCAATTTGGCCTTTTTCAATAGATATTGCTGTAGGATTGTACACTCGTTGCAATCCAAGAAGAGTGGTTACAATTTGTTGAGAGTCCATTCGTTCTCGTATAGTTTTAATAATGTACAGCATACCTGTTTCATCCATTGCAGCAACCACAAATACAGACCAGTCTGCTGTGTCTTTAGTAGACACGGCTAAATCTGTACCAATATAAAAATTGTAATATTTCTTCCAATTTTGTTGGTTAAAGTTTTTAATGTCTATTTCAGAAAGCTCTTTAAAATCGGACCTTCTAAAATAAGAAACAGACTCGTCAATAGGAATATTTAAGTATTCTTGCGAATAACCATCAGGCATCCCTTGGTCAATATATTCAGCACGTTTATTAATAAAGTACTCTTTAGTATACCTTTGGGGCCACAAAAGAGCACTAAAATCAGGGTTATGTGCTTTATATTTTACTGAGAGCCATTTGGCTTTTTTGTTTGTATTATATGTTTTAAGTTCTGTTTGTTCCGTGTATTTGTCGGACAATTTAGGCATAAGGGATTCAAGCAAACTGTCGGAATGGAGAATAGTACCAACATACCGCACAATTCCCCTGTACGATTTACAGGGCAATAACGCTGAATAGAACCATCTTTTGAATTTAAGGCGGCGTTCTTTGTTAAGTACGATTTCATCATTTTCCAAATCGTCACAGACAATTAAATCTGGTCTACGATTATCCCATTTTAAACCACGAACCTTTTGCTCAGAACCTTTGGCAGAAATCCGAAATTCCCACCCATCTTCACATAAAACAATTACATCATCTTCGGTTTCTTTTGTAAACCCTTTAATTTTAAATAGATTACGTAATTGTTCATTTTCAGCCAATTCCTTTTTAATATCCCCAAGGAACTGTACTGCTTGTGAAATAGTGTCTGAAACAATTAACACATACTGCCGTTCACGAAAACAAACAGCAGCTAAAGTATAAGTGTGTGATAAAGCAGTTGTTTTAGCATGTCCACGAGGAGCAGCAATAGCTACTTGCTCATGCAAACTACAAAAATATGTCCACCATTCATAGTGGCATTCTGGAGATTCAACTGCACCATCAAAGTTCTTTTGTAGGAGAGAACTAGCAAAACCTTGAATTACATCTGCTGTAAGCATTTTATTGGCAAACCCTTAAGGAATCGAACCTCAACCAAAAATTTTGGAGATTTTTGTGCTACCACTACACCAAGGGTCTAATAAAGGTTATTAAATTTATTTAGATTTCTTTTTCATTTGCTTTTTATCAAAAGCAATTTCTTTTTTAGAACCTTCCTTCATCCCCTTTTTTTCTTTATCTTTAGGGGATTTTTCAAAAATTTTCTTTGAATTATGTTTACGAGTAGCCATTACTTACGTTCCTTTTTGGAAGTTTGAGATTTAAGAGAGCCGTTTTTATTCCGGCTAAAGCTTCTATTTTGACTAGCAGGAACTGCACGAAGGTTAGATTTAGTAGTAGAACCACCTTTAGACATAGGTGTTTTATGGTCTACATCTAATCCATCACCTTTATGGACTTTCCCCTCTTTCTCCAGAATCGACCTCGCTTTGTTCCTCTCCGCCCGATCCTTCAACCTCTTCCCATTCTGATGGCTGTGATCCCACGCCTTCTCCTTCTGGTAGTCCCGTTTCCCATTTTTCATAAAAGGCATTTGATTTCTCCAAATTTAATTTTGCTGGAATAACTTGGAGATTATTCCAAATATGTAACCCACAAACATGTCTATGTTTTAATGGAATAATATGATCTACATGCCAAATTATTCCGGTTAACTGATTACGTAATTTTCTAAGGGCATGAGCTTCTTTAAAAACTAAAGTACTTAGCTCATCTGTAAAGCGTGCATGTTTAGCGCGAGTTGCTCGTAGATTTGCCTTTTCTCGATAAAGTTGTTTACGTTGTTCTTCAGTTCGAGGAGTCCTCACCAAGACCCCTACTTTCTTTAAATAGTACTTCTTGTTCTTTTCCCTCATGTATGCCAGTTGTTCTGGACGAGTCAGATTCTTGTACGACACGTTCTTCATAAATGGCATCGTTAGTTACCTCTTTAAACTCAATGTCAATTGCTTCCGATTTGTTGGGTTTATTAGCCCATTTAGCAAATTCTTGTGCAAGTGTTTTTAATTGTTCAGTTACAGAAACCTGACTAGTTTCTTTCTTTTCAGTGATGCCATCACGAATTAACTCACGCTTAGTCAGCAATTCTTTTGAGGCACTTACAGCATCCCGCATTGAAATAGGCTTTCTTTTTACTTTTCCAGTTTTCTGGTCATAAAAGAAATCTCCATTTTCTAACCTGTCCATAACCGCATCCAGCGATTTATCAACAATCTTGGTTAGTTTATTATCCATTTCAATGTTTTGAGTGGCACGAATTTCATTTTCAAAATCCTTCCACCACGGCTGGAGTTTCCATTGTCTTAACAATGCATAGTCAATTCCAGTAATTCCTGAAACCAACTTCATGTTTCCAATAGTTAAGTACTGGACAACAGCTTCCAGCTTTTTTTCAGTTGGCCACGTATGATTCTTTTTGTGACCTTTGGCAAGATTTTTGAGCTTTAAGCCGTTCAATTGCTTGTTCAAGAGTTGCGACATATTTCAGTAAAGCCTCGAATTGTTCGGTAGACAGTATGGTTACAGGAACCTGAGTTTGCACAATATCTTGTGCTTTTGCAGGATAAGATACAAGTAGCATAGCTACTGTAAGCAGGATAAGTATATATTTCATGGTATTCTCCTAGTTGCGGAGAGTATGTAATACTCGCAGCATATACTATATATTATATCATAAATAAAATAAAAAGTCAATAGTTTTATTAATTATTTTAAAAATATTTTATTATCTATTGACTTTTAATATAATATAGTATAATTAATATAATATATATATATATATTAATATAATATATATTATTAATATTATATATTATAATATATATTAATAATATAATATAATATAATATAATAATGGCACACCTAATGGTATGCCGTGGGAGCGTCAGCGACCTAGACTATAATTAATAAATAATAACCCCCTCCCTATAAACTAAATAAATACACCCTTTTATTTTTAACCTACAAAAATTAATCAAGTATGGTAATCCAAGTTTCTAAGCCAACAGCTTTTCCCCCTCCCCCCCATCATTTTAAAGATTTCTGCCTGAAATTATATAAGGGTTTTCCCCTATTGACAAATTATTTTTTGATATCCCTATCAAATATTTATTTAATGTTTTAAATCCTCCTTCAATATCAATAGCTTACGACTATCCTCCCTGCTATTCCACGTTAGTATTTACTAACATATTCCCCCCATCATTGGCACAATTCTTGCTAGGGAAAATCCCCTGTCTTTGTGGATAACTTGTGAACAACCCCTGTGAATAACTCATTTTCGGCTGTGGATAACCGCATTTCACATTATGAGGAATGCCCTAGGTGACGTCAAAACTTTTTTCTAGGGGTAAGGTATGTCCCAAAATTGTCGAGCTTTCTAGGAGGGTTTTAACGCATTCTAGCGGTATGTATGGAAACACAGTATTACCCCATTTTCAGGGGCTGGCACGATATTTGCTATTCGCGCGCGGGCGCGTATTTGATATTTGTTTGCCATTGAATGACCGACCATTCCCATGATGTAATACTAAAGTACTCAATAACCCTATGCTTTACTTGGGTATTAGTTTTGTGGTGTAATTCGGTTTCCTAGATTTTTATCTAGTGAATAGTTCATTTAACAGTTTTTAAAGGATGCATTGTGAAAACCTCTGAAAAAGCTATGCGACAAGCTAGCATTCTTAATGTTCTTTTCAGTGAAGCAAAATTTATGGGGCTTTGTGTCAACACAAAGAAAGTCACCCAAAAAGAACTGCAAGAATTGAAAATGCTTGCTTATGAGATAATCTACGCGAAGGACAAGCAAAAGTAATTGTTGTTTTTACACAACATCTTGAATAACCCTACACTTGACAGGGTTATTTGAAATGTGGTGTAATGTGTTTCCGGGTTAGTTAAATGCCCTTCTCATTTAACATTTTAAATGGAGTTTGAAAATGGATCTTGCAAACATGAAACCCGCCGGAAAGTCTAAGAAAGCGGCAACCAATGGGGCATTGGCCAAAGGCCATGCAATGGGTTTGCTCATGCTGCGCGATGCTGATAAAAAGGCAGATGCGGAAGCAAAGGCACGCGAAAGCATGAAAGATACCCTGAAACGCCTACAAGGTCTGGAGCGCGATGGCCATCTTGAATTCAGGAAAGTACTCGAAGGGCGCAAAGCGGAAATTCAAGAACGCGCCACGATTGCCAATGTCAACCTCCAGACGTGGTTTACCATGGAATCAAAAGATGGTAGTGTCTATGCTACTATCAGCCTTTGGCTGAAAATGTCAAAGGCACTGGAGACTGGTTGGATTCCTGATTACTCCATGGCATGGGGCATTATCAGCATGGCTGCAACCGATGCACTTGCAGCTAAGGCCAGCGATGGAACAGACAAGCCCCAGACTGCTGCGCCCACTACTCGCCGTGGTCGCAAAGCAAAAGCCACTACGGTGGAAGATGATGGGGATGATGATGGGGATGACAAGCCCACGAATCAGGAGAAAACCGCATCCCTGCTGTTTGGCTGGCTCAAACAAATGAAGGACATGCCCTTGCAAACCTTGGAAGAATTTCATAAAGCATTGGGCAACATGATCGATCAACGCAAGCGCCCCGCGCCAGTGGTTGCCCCTGCCAAGACAGAACCCGCACCATTCTGAGGGTTTAAACTTTTAAATGCCCGGCTAGTCCGGGCTTTTTTGTGCCCATTATTTTAGTGGTTACAAAAAAGGTTTTCAACAGGAGCTTTTAATGACCGACCTTATGCGAAAGCGTTTTATTGTGTTTGGTGTTTGGAAAGATCATTTGATCGAGCGTGAATGCTCTCACTACCATATGGCAATGTCCTATGGGTTTCTTTTCAGCAATGCTGAATTCAAGGCAAGGGTGTGGGATAGGAAACTTAATCGGTTTATTCCAATTAAAAGTTTTAAATCCACTGTTTGCTTCCGTCAAACCGCGTTTGTTTACGCTTAAAGGAACTAACATGAAAAAGATTGTTCACTATCGTGCATTAGCCTCTGACATTCGTTTTGGGGCTCCTGTGTTGCTTTACCCGATAGATCATCCCTCTGATCTTGTGTCTAACACAAAAATGGCAAGAACATCCCCTGTCGAATTGATAGAGGAAGATGGTGTGTTTGAAACACGTAACACACGTTACGTTCCTGCCTGACTGTATCTCCTAGTCCTTTAAGCATTTAAAAGTTTAAAGGGCTACAGGATGCATGTCACATCGTTTAACTTAGTTAGGAAACATCATGCCCCAAATCCAAACCCAATCTGCCATGTCTGCTGCTCTGATTGCTGCTACGCACACGGCCATTCGCAAGGGTATTAACACTGGCCGCCTTGGTGGTCAAGTGCTTACCAATGAAGCCAAGGGTACCGGGAAAAAGTACCGGCCTGATGTTTCTGTCCATGCTCGTCGTGATACCTATCATTACTGCATGGCACAGTTGAACCCTGTTGCGTCTGCTCCAGAGTCTGTTTAAAAGTTTAAAGGTGACCGATCTTTAGGAGAACACATTATGCGCTTTTTTATTTTGATGCAACAGCCCAACGGGGCATTGATTGAAGTTGGGTATCGTTTTGAGTCTTATGAGAAGGCTAAAGAACATCTTCAATGGGTACAAAAAAAGGTAGAGGGCGGTGCCCTTCTTGAGCTTTTCAAATTGGGTACCTACTTCATACTTGAGGAACGCGCCAGTCTTTCCTTCAAAAATGTGGCGGACTTTAAGGAACACCCCGTCAAGAAAGAGGCTGCTGAATGGATTGATTGGAATGGTGGTATCATCCCTGTCCACCTTGCAAGCTTGGTATGTGCCACATTTAGGGATGGGACTATCCATACAAGGAGTGGCCGCCAGTTTCGTTGGAATCATTTTCAGCCTCACATATATGGGCACATGCACGACATTGTTAAATATAAGGTGATTCAATAAATCACAGCGGGCATGGTGGAAATGGTAGACACAGCGGACTTAAAATCCGCCGCTTGCTTAAAGGCAGCATCCCGGTTCGACTCCGGGTGCCCGCACCATTTAAAGTTTTAAAGGGATTTTATGAAGCCTTTTGAGTTTGTTTTGTTTGATGGGGATAGCTCTCCAGACACGCCCATTCTTGAAATTAATGAGGCTATGCATAAGGAATTAGTTATTCGTAGTGATGAAGATGAATGGGAAGTTTTATCCTATTACTACGATGATGATGCCACACGCATGGTTATTGACATACAAAAAAGGAAATCAAATGTTCTTTGTAAGCAAAATGGTTCGTCAACAGGGAATGTTAATTGAAACACGACATGGACGCCCTTTAAAATATTTTAAATCCGCCGCAAAACTTTGCAAAAAAGTGGGTGGGTTTATTCGTGATGATACTCGGGACATTGTTGGACAATCTTTCAATTCCAAGTATCCTCGTTACATAACCTGATGTTGATTGTAGTCTAGTGACAGTAGACTATGACCAGCAAAATGTAGCTGGAGTCCTGCTCGGAAAGAGCTTTTTTCAAAGGGTATTCAAATGACTTCTGTTGTTCGCTATTTTCATCTGCGTCCTTATGGCGCTGTGGGACGCGGTGGTGTTACTGTTCGTGTTACTGGAAACACCGAGTCTCCGACTCAAGTGGATGTTCAAGCTGCTTTCTGTTCCAAGAAAGACATGTACTGCAAGGCCACAGGCCGTGCTGAGTCTGCTAAAGCACCTGTCAAGGTGGTTCAATTGCGGTATCTCCCGCAAGAACTCTCTCGACTGACTGCACAAGCGCAAAGCAAAACCAAACAGAACTATCTGTTGGGTGATATGTCCTTTGCAATGAAGTACTTTCTGCCGAAGGAGTAAGTGATGAAATACATACCAACAAACTTCCGTAAAGGAAAAGGAATGCTTGCTTCTACCGTTTCTAAGTTGGGAGAGGTTTCTTTTCCTACTTGGACAGGGCTACAAATCTACATGACTCCTATACGAAAAGGAGTTCCATTGCCAAACCAAATTCAAGGATACACTGATACTGTAAATCAAATCCTTGCTAATGTTGATACAGATGAAGAAATGTATCTCATGATAGATGAAAAGTTTGTAAAGGCAGGGGACTATCATCGCCGTCCGGGAAAGCATGTGGATGGGTATTGGATTCCTTCTATGCAAATGCATGGCGGTGGTGGCCCAAAGCACTCACCTTTTCCATCACCCGGAAGACACTCACCGGGAAGACATACTGGTGTGGGTAGTATGGAGGGATTACTTCTTGCTTCCAATACTGGTGACGCCATGTCTTATGTGGGAGAGTATTCCCGTGATTTTGTAAAAGATTGGCGGGGAGGTGATTGTTCTTCCATTGACACGGCATCCTTGATGCCTGTGTATATGGAACCCAATCTTGTCTATGCGGCAAATGTCATGACAGTCCACGAGTCTCTTCCTGTGAAAAAAGATTGCTTTCGCTCTCTTGTTCGTATCAACATTCCTAATTGGAGTAACCAATGAAAAAATTGTATTTTCTTTTGATCGCTACAGCCCTTACTTTGACTGCTTGTGGTGGGGGTAGTTCAACTCCTGCTCCAGCATTTGAATCTGGTGTGTCCTCTGCTCCTCCTGTTACATCAGGACCTAGTGCTGGAGAAACCATGATGGCAGCGGGTGCTGGTGCAGCCCTTGGTACATTGGCAACTGGTTTGTTAACTCGGCCAAGCCCTTCTGTACCTGCTCCTGCACCTGTTACAGTGGTACGGCAAACCGTGGTGCATAATCGTACCGTGGTTATCAACAAACCCACTCCTCCAGAGAAAAAGATGACCGTCCCTCCTCCTGTACAGCGACCAACATCACGACCTGTTTCCAGTCCCCCTCGTCGTAAGTAATTTTCTGCCCGTAGCTCAATCGTATTTAGATTGGGTGTGTTGTACAGCGTGACAGTTGGCACAGAGGAGCTGACATTTCTCTAGCTCAAGTAAAATTCTAGACCAAGAACGAAGTCTTAGTTTGTTCCAATTACAGTCCTTTTCCTCTGGATTTGTATGATGAAAATGAAAGGCAGCAGGATGACCAGTAAAGTTACAGAGAGTACATTTACCTCCCATGTAAGTAACTGCTTTTTCTTTTACCTTTCTCCAACGAAAGATTTGATTTTTGTATTGGTCTTGTTTATTTATATATGACATGATATTCTCCAGTCTATCGTATAATGGATAATACAACAGCCTTCTAAGCTGTGAATCTAGGTTCGATTCCTAGTAGATTGACCACTATATTATATCATAAAAGAGTAGAATTGTCAAGTCTAATCCTTCTAAGCTGTAGGTTGGGGGTTCGAGTCCCTCCGGGCAGGCCATTTAAACTTTTAAATGAATCTCATGAGTTCTGTAGAGTTTATGAGTTGAAGGAAGTAGCGGCAGTGCAAGCGGAAGTGGAACTAAGGATTATCCCTGTTCCTCTTCAAAAGAGTAGTAACTAACTTTTGGAGTGTTTATGTTTATCAAGCAAAAAGAAAAGCATGTGTTTGATGTGTTTGTTGGTAATGGATGGGATAATTGGACTCGCGTTCAACGATTCCATTGGGGATGTAAAGTAGTGGCCGGAAACCACTTGCCCCGTAACGTAATTCACGAACTGAACAAAAGGCTGGTGAAGTAATGATCTGTCCTATTTGTACCAAACAAGAGAAGTGTGCTTCATGCAGCCATTTCTTTTCTTTGATTCATTCTGGAAATATTCAACCAAAGAAACCTCCTCCGGTTGCCCCGAAGAAAGTTTTTATTGGTAGTGGTGAAGATGTTCCCTTTGACACGGATGACTATGCTTACTTTTCAAATCAAGAAACCAACCCCAATTCCTCAGAATTTCGGGTCTAGGCTACAGAGGTTTATTGGTGGGCGTTGGTTAACTGGAGACGAGCCCGATGCTCCGCCTCCTAGTTGGCCAGCTACCTCTCCTTTAGCTCTTCCTCCTGTGAGTAGAACTCCTGTACAGACGGTGACCCGTCCTACATGGGATAAGATCATCTACTCTCGATGGATAGAGTCTATCAAGGCGGAGTTTATTAAAGGTCAATATCTTGCCCTCTCTTCTGTGCCAGCAAAGACGGGTGAACTTCCTTACCTTTACATATTGGAGGATATTACTGAGATTCATCACATGGCTCCCATTGATGAAGATCAAGGTATTTTTCAACCTAAGTGTCTTGTTGTCAAGTGTCCTAAATTTGGAAGGCATGAGAAGGATAAGGCAGAAGAGTTTGTCATCATCCATATGGCCCCGAAAAGGGTACGTCATTTAACCTTGGAGGAGTCACATCTTGTTAACCTTCGTAATCAACAAGCCAAAGAAAACGGGCAAAACATTATCCTTGGCACTGAGTAAACCTTCTGGTGTACCCGGCAGTAAGGAAAACATTTTTCAACGTCATCTTAACCGATGCTTTTTCAAGGAAGGAGAAGAAGTTTGCTTTAAGAAACCAAGGCGTAATCCCACTAGAGGGATTGTCCTTAAAATTTTAAAGGACTTTTCACAGGTAACTTGGACTCAAGGTGGGGCTATTCCCAACTATATCCAATTGGCTGTGGAAGATAAGAAAACTGGAAACACACTCCATGTGTGGACTTGTGAAAATAAGTTGAGGAAAACATGATGAAATTTATTTTTGTAGACCGCCGGCAACAAGAGAAGGTACAGTTCCATGTAGATGGCTTGCGTCAAATGGAGCCTTATGCTTTGGCAATCAAGGCGTTTGACTCTAATAGTATTGAACCTGCTATCCAAGGTGGGACATGCTTCATGGCGCATGAGCGTGATGTTGATGTGGTTGTATTGGCTTTGGCCAAGGCACACCCCGGTAAAGAAGTAACTGTATGGAGTATGGAATCCGCTGGTGTTTGCCCTCCTGCAGAATTTGTTCAAAAGAAAGTGACCAAAGATGGTATCCTCCCTGTCTAATCGACTGAAAGTTAGTACCCTATACTCAGGGTTTTATGGTGATAACGGCTATCCTTTTGCCAATTTTGCTGAGCGTGTAGTCAGGGCTGATGGCCCAGAGGACATACAAGACAAGGACTCTATGCTTATTCTTTGGGGGGGTACTGATATCAACCCCAAATTGTATGGGCATGAAGAATCCAAGTACACGTATGCAGGTGCTCCTCGTCGTGATTTGGTGGAATGGAAGCTTCTTCATAAAGCGGTTGCCCTTGGTATCCCCATTATTGGTATTTGTCGTGGTGCTCAAATGCTGTGTGCAGCAGCAGGTGGGTTTCTTCTGCAAGATGTACCCAATCATGCAGGATATGGTCACATGGTTACCACAAAGGATAACACCGAGTTTTACACCAATACAATACATCACCAAATGATGTGTGGTTTGGAAAAGACAGATCATGAGTTGGTTGCTTGGACTACTCCCAAAGACCCCAACAAACACTACACTTATCAGAAAGATCAACGGTATATTCTTCCCGAAGGGTTTGTTGAGCCGGAGTTTGTGTTCTTTAAAAAGATTAAAGGATACGCTATCCAATGGCATCCAGAAGCGATGGACTTGGACTCTCCCGCCACAAAATACATTCACGAATATCTGGAGAAAACCTATGACAAAGGATGAAGCTGGATTCGCCTATGCCTTTTTGAAAGCACACGCTTGTGTGCAGCGACACACAGGAGAAATTAAAATGGCTGGTGGATGTTGTGGGCAAGTAGAAAGTTCTTTGTCCTTACTCCCTTATGATGCTTTTCCAAAGCAAAATCCACCGAGGGCTCCCCGTAACTTTTACGCAGGGTATAGGCCTTTTAAACTGGAGCATTACACTTCATTTTATGTTTCAGAAGAGAATACTCCTTTTGTGTTTCAGTTCTATGAGCATCAACCTAATGATGGGTACAAGACATGATATATTCTATTTACTATGGTGACGGTAAAGGGTATAAAGACCCAACTCGTTGGAAAGGGCATTTTGTATCTTTAGAGATACGAGACAATTACAACAAGATTAATGAAGGAAGGGGGTTTAGTGTTCTTGACTTTGTTCGTACTCATCTTGACCATAATCAAAAAGATACCTTCTATTTTTTGATTACCAAGATAGGGGGGCAGTACGATACCTTTACTGCGGAAGTAGAAGAACAGGGAGTAAAGGACTATATTGTGTTGGAAACCAAGAATGGTATTTGGAATTCTAACTA